CTAGAAGATACGTTTAGGTTGACGAAACACATAATGTTGTGGTAAGCGTTAGATGAACGACAAGCCATAGAGCCCGTTCTGGCTGTAAGAAATTACACGTTGCGTTACGAACAACGAAGTCAGAGTCCGGATCACTCCGATAAACTCAAGGCGTTAAACCTTTGTTTTAATTAGAGGAGTGTCAAATATGGCAACCACACTTTCACCGGCTTTTACGACGCTATTTGAAGCGGAAGTACACCAAGCCTATCAGGGTACTGCAATGTTACGCAATACCTGTAGAATGAGAACAGGTGTCGAAGGATCATCTGTAAAATTTCCAAAACTCGCAGCAGGGACCGCATCTGAGCGTACACCATCCACCCCTGTTGTCCCACTTAACGCTACGTTTTCAAGCGTCGAAGCAACGATGTCTGACTTTGTAGCATCTGAGTATTCAGACATATTTAATCAAGCAAAAATTAACTTTGATGAACGACAGGAACTTGCTCAACTTATTGGCTCTGCAATCGGGCGAAGAGAAGATCAAATTATTCTTGATGCTCTCGCAGCAGCAACAGCCGGAACTACGGTAGCCAATACGGTTGTCACCACCGGGTCAGCTTCTGCGTCAGATTTAAACGTGGGAAAAATTATTGCTGCTGCTAAAGCCTTAAACGCAGCAAATGTTCCTTCGGCAGATCGTCACCTTGTTATTCACGCAAATTCACTGGCTTCTTTGCTTGCTGATGAAAGAGCCGTAAGTGCCGACTTTGCTCAACTTCAAGCGTTAAACCGTGGTGAAATTAATTCATTTATGGGTTTTACCGTACACATGATGGGTACAAGAGCCGAGGGCGGTGTTCCGATTGATGGTTCAAGTGATCGAACTTGTTATGCGTTTCATAAATCAGCAATTGGTTGCGGTGTTGGAATAGCACCAAAAATCGAAGTGAATTATGTACCGCACATGACATCGTTCTTGGTCACAGGAATGTTGAGTATGGGTGCCATATCGGTTGATGCAAATGGACAGGTGGATATCACTTGTCGTGAATCTTAATAAAGGAGAATGAATAATGGCATTTGATCGAACTAATTGGGGCGTCATAGGAAACGAAGCAAAGTCAGGAATTTCTCCTGTCATGTGGGGTTATAAAACAACGGACGCTAAAACGGTTGTAGATGGAGCCGGGTATTTTAACAACGTGTCAGAAGATGTGACGGTTGGCGATATTATCTACTCTTTCGCATCTACAGGCGGTACGGCTACAGCGTCTTTTCACGTTGTCGTTTCCAACGCTTCTGGTGTTGTTGACGTAGGCGATGCAAACGCAATGGCTGTATCTGACTCAGACTAAGATTGACGGGGGCGTTCTCGCCCCCCTCACCCATTTATAGGAGAAAAGAATGGCAGCCGGCGATACAGATGTTTCAATATGTTCCCACGCTCTCCTTCTTCTTGGCTCTTCAAGTATTACGTCTTTTGACGATGGCACAGCCGGGTCAGGTGCAGCGTCCAAAATTTACCCTAAAGTAAAATCTTCTACTCTTGGAATGTACCCTTGGACCTTTACTCTCCGAAAAGTACAGCTTGGACAGCTTGCAGCGTCACCAACAAACGTCTGGACCTATGCCTACCAACTCCCGGCAGATATGATTACGGGCGTTCCTCGTCGGGTGTTTAATTCTGGTCAAACAGGCATTCCTGTATTTAAAGATTATGAAATTCAAGGTGATCAACTTCTAACGGATCAAACAACAATCTATGTTGATTATCAGCAAACGGTAGCAGAACCGGCAATGCCGGAATATTTTGTGAATTTGCTCGTCTATCAAATGGCGTGGCATTTAGCCGAACCTGTAACTGATCAAATTACAAAAGCTGAGTATTGGCGTGGGATTGCAACAGGATCGGTTCAAGAATCGGGTCGTGGTGGTTATTTTAGAACAGCAACAAACATAGATTCAAGCGGTCAAAGTACACAGGTTATTGGGGATTATTTACTGACGAGCATACGATGAGTAGAACAACGATATTTCAATCTGACTTTACAAGTGGTGCTCTTGATCCTCTTGTGCTTGGACGCATTGATTTAGAACAATATCAAAAAGGATTAGAAAAAGCACAGAATGTTGTTGTTCTCCCTCAAGGTGGTTTTGAGCGACGACCGGGTTTAAGATTTATGCTTGATTTAACCTCGCATTTGGGCAGTGGAATTACGGCACAAGCCGGCATCAGACTTATTCCTTTTGAATTTTCGACCACTCAATCCTATATGCTTTGCTTTGTAAAAAATGGCACCGGGTCATCTAACAATGTCCGAATGTTTGTTTATTCCAATAAATCTCAAGTAACAGCAATTAATGGGGGTTCAGATGATTACCTTCAAGTTTCTATGGGCGATATTGATTTATCGACCTTAAATTTCACGCAATCTGCTGACACGTTGATTTTAGTGCAAGAAGATATGGCACCTATTTCGATTGTTCGTGGTGGAAGTACAAGCACTTGGACCGCTTCTACGATTTCTCTAACTATTCCCAAACACGCATTTACGGTAGGCACGACGCAAATTTCTGGCAATGTTACACCCTCGGCTGTTGATGGAAGTATAACCCTTACATCTGCCGGTAATTCTTTTACGTCTTCACACGTTAATCAATTTTTTACCCGTGACGATGGATTTGGTCGGGTTCGTATTGTTGAATTTGTTTCAACCTCTGAAGTTATTGGGGTTACGGAAGTACCTTTTCTTAATACCTCGGCAATCGCTGATAGTCTGCATCATATTGAATCGGGCTATGAGGATGCGTGGTCATCGTCACGGGGTTATCCTCGCTCTTGTGTTTTTCACGAAGGTCGTCTTTATATGGGTGGTTCCAAGTCTTTGCCTAATACACTCTTTGGAAGTAAGGTTGGAGACTTTTTTAACTTTCGTCAAACGCACGGGCTTGACGACGACGCTATCAGGGCGACGCTAAGTTCAGATCGAGTTAATGCGATTGTTGGATTGTTCTCAGGTCGTGATTTACAAATCTTTACAACAGGTTCTGAGTTTTTTGTGCAGCAAGCCGAAGTCACACCGATAACGCCCTCAAATATAACAGTGAAAACAGCAACCCGGCATGGATCAAAAGAAGGTCTAAGACCTGTTCAGGCATCAAATGCCACGCTTTATATCGAAAGAGAGGGCGGTGCTTTACGAGAGTTTTTATACAACGATTCTCAGCTAACCTATAATTCTGCCAATGTTTCATTTTTTAGCTCCCATCTTATTAAAGGTCCTACCCACATGGCTCTCAGACCATCAACGGATTCTGATGAAGGAGATTTACTTTTAATTTGTAACGGAACAGACGGAACGATGGCTTGCTTTTCTGTGCTACGTCCACAAAATGTTGTAGCTCCTTCAGAATTTATAACGGACGGAACTTTTGAAGATGTAGCCGTTGATCTCACAGATATCTATACGGTTGTGAAAAGAACAATAAATTCTGCCACCAAATATTATTTGGAATTGTTTGACAGCAACCGAACTACCGATGCCAATCTCCAGTATTTCTCAGGCTCGTCCTCTCCCGATCTCTCCATCTCGAGTAATACTACGGCATCGGGTCTTTCACACTTAGAGGGAAAAACAGTTAAAATGGTCCGAGATGGCTTTGTGCTTCTTGACGCAACTGTATCCTCTGCTGCCGTGACAACGGACATTGTACCAACTTCTTATTTGGAAGTTGGTTTAGATTATACTGTTGATGTGCGCACCCTCCCGGCTGAACCTCGCCTTGCTTCTGGCTCAGTTCAATCTCGTAAGCGTCGAATCCTTGAAGTTACACCGATTTTAGAAAGTACGCAGAACTGCACAGTGAATGGCTTTGATGTAACTTTTCGTAGCCTTTCAGAAACACTAGGATCAACGCTGAGTAGCTTTAGCGGTCGAAAACGTATTGGTCCCCTCTTGGGCTATTCAGACACAGCCCAGATTACTTTTTCGCAGAGCCAACCACTTTTTATGACTGTTCTTGCAGTCGAATATAAACTATCAACAGCAGGGGTATAGATGACAATAGGACTACCAGAAATTGCAGCAGTCATAGGATTAGGAACTTCTCTAGCAGGAGCGTCAAAACAAAAAGCAGCCGGACAGATTGGTAAGCAACGGTACGAAACGCAAGCCGAACAAGAACGTATCAAATATTCTTTTGAAGCCAATAAAGCTCGGATGCAAACAGCCGAAATTGTAAGGCGTGGCAATGAGCAAATGGCGAGTGCTAATGCCGGGTCCTATGCCATGGGTGTTGATCCATCTTCTTTTGGATTTGTCATCAATACACAGCTTCTAAGCCCTCTTGTGAATGATATTATTGTGAGCGATGTAAATGCACAATTAGCTGAGAAATCAGGTCAGGCACAATTTGAAGATCTTATGCTTGCCGGTCAACAAGCAGCCCTTGCCGGGGGTACAGCAGCCCTTGGAACAGCAGCGTCCGGGTTTATGAACTTTGCGTCTATGGCTCCCTTTACACCAAGGTCAACGTCTATTGCTCCAACTACAAGTTCTTATGGTCCACAACCTCTTCCACGACCCTCTGTAATAGGTAATTATTAATGGCAATTAAACCTTACCGACGCACAGGACTTATGACAACGGGGTTTCAGCCCTCTCAAGGCTATGCGTTAAAGGAAGCTCAAAACACGCAGCTTGTGATGGCAGATCAGCTTGATCGTATGTCCAGTTTCTTTTTTAAGCAAGCAGCAGCCGGGTTTGAGGAAAAAGGTAAGGAATATGGAGCGAGTGTTGTTCCAGACTTAGAACAAATTTCTATAGCAACAGCCGACCCAACCGACGATAAAGAACTCAATATGCCCTCGTTTAGTAATACAGTTTTTGGTCGGGCAGCAAAAAAAGAAGCTCTTGCAGTTTTAGAAAACCGTTTAACAATTCAAGCAGCAGAAGCATTTAATGAATCTGTCTTTCAAGCCACAAAGAATGGTCATACTCCGGCAACATTACGAACAGGGCTTGATGGAACAATAACGGGAATATCCGATACATTACTGGCTGTATCTCCTTCTTTATCAGAAAAAGTAAGAGCAAAACTTTCTATGAGTGCAGCCGGGCATTTTCAAAATTATAGAACCCAATATTTAAACGCATCACAAGACTCTATTGATGCAACAAATGTCGAAGCTGTAGAAGTTATGCTGCAAGAACTTGGTCCAATGATTGATTCTCAATTATTAAGTGGAAATGTACTGCAACTTACTTCAGAAGCTGTAGACTTACAAAGACAAGCTATTCGCAACGATTACGCAAAAGCAGTGCAGTTAGCCTATAAAACAGTTAGCCAACAAAATTCTGCAATGGAAAAATTTGATACTGAATTTGCAAATCATATACGCAGTCATGTTTATACGGAACTTGTCAAAGCAGATAAATTAACAGTTAAAAACGCAAAAAAAATACTTACTTTAAAAGAGCCAATAGGTCACGAAATTGATGTTGTTGTTGCAATGATGTCAGACGAAGAACGAGTAGCACTTTCAAATCAAATTATAAATGGAATTAACAATGAACAAAACGCTCAAAACAACCAAGACAACCAAGCCGAAAAAGCCAAAGCCGAAAAAATTAAAATCCTCACTCAAGATTTCAACAACATTATCGCAACCGACACTCCTGACCAAGCTGCTGCGAATGCTAAGATTGAAGAGTTAAGGGCAATAGACCCGGTTAAGGCAAATGAGTTATTAAAAGTATTAAGTTCTACTGAGGGTCAACGACAGTATTCGATTGGTTCAACTAAAGCTGAGCTTAAAGACAAACTTGACGATGGTACTTTAGAATATGACGAGCTTGAAGCAAAACGAGGTGAACTTAATGCACCAGATTATCGACAATTTAGAAAAGATATAACAGAGTTTGAACAATCAGGAATTAAAGATGCTTTAGCTCCAATAGCTATAGATTTAAAATATGACCCTACAATTATAACAATTTCGGCTGATGACCCTCAAAAAAATGAAAGGGCTATTTACCAAAAGATTAAATTGTTAGCGGAAAAAGAATTAAAACAAGCAAGACAAGACGATGCACCATTTGATGCAGAAGCCGTTGTTAATCGTATTGCAGCAGAAAATGTCGAGCCTTTAAAAGATGATCTCTTAGCTCAATACAAAGAAGACGCTGACAAAGCCATGCTCCGAGTTGTTAGCGTATTAAATGAAACATTTGGAAAAAGTTTTAGCCTCACAGATTATCAACCAGTTTTCACTTTTTTAGAAAAAACAAGGGATGCAACGGGTGGAGAACTTGGGAGTTTTTATAGTAAAAATTTTACAAAAGGGGTATTGGTTCCTCAAGCTATTGGACAACTTGAAACATACTTAGAATATGAGAGGAACCGATGACCGATCTTCTTGAAGAACTTAGTACGTCACGGTTTCAACGCCAATCTGGTACAGATTATAACTTTTCCATAGAGCCGGGAAAAGGTGCAGGGTTTACTCCCCCTCAAGAGTTTATGAACGATAACAATATATCCCTCCCAAGTGACTCAGAGCTACGCACAGAGGCATTGAGTGAAGCAGAGATGCAAGCCTACCGAGATGCAGCAAAAGCCAAGGGCATTGATTTTGACGGGTTTATTATGCCGACTAAAGGAACAGGAAGATCAAGAGGAAATGATTTTCTTACCAGTAAAATTATGGCTGCCGGAAAAGCTGCCGGATTAAACTTTGATGAGTATGAAGTTCGATCAATCGCTAATGATATTTTTGGAAACCCTGCTGCTGAAAATTTTAGTGATCAAATTGGTCTTGTTGATTTCCTCGGCATTGGGGCTTTTTACGGTGCTGAAGAAGGAGCAAACACTGCAAAAGGTGGCTATAACCAATACAGAGAATATTTAGACAAACTTGATAGTGGTGAAGCTGAACCACAAAAATTTAGTGTCCCGGGAGCCGGTATGACGATGGACCTTGGTGCGTTACAAGCCGGTTCAGATATGGTTATGGGTGGGGTTGAAGCAGGTTTAAATGCTGTTACTTCTTTCCCTGCCTTACGGGGAACATATCTTGGAGCAAAAAACCTTGGTCGTAAAGTTCTACAAGGTGCCAGAACACGCAAATCAAATCGTCCGGGTGGTACAACTTTAAGGACAGGTATTACGGGCGAGGACGTTGATGATGCTATCGTTGCCGTGGGTGATTTACTAACAAGAGAAATTGACCAAGATGAATTGGGTTTTTATTCTAAGCTCTTGGAAGAAACAAAGAAATTAAAGCAAGAAAATTGGAACGCTAAAGATTTACAAAATACGCTAAAAAATATTAATGGTGTAAAGCCTGATGAAATGCGGTGGACAGGACTTGATGATTTTCTAAGTAAAAATAAAAAAGTAACAAAACAAGAAGTTATAGATCATCTAAAAGAAAATCGTATTCAAATTAAAGAGGTAAAGCAAGGTGGAGTAGATGCTAGTGATTATAACGTAAATGATAATTATTATGAGGATGCTTTTGATAGATTTAGCGATCAACAAATTATTGACCTTGAACCCGAGGATTTGCAAAATGAAGTAAACAAGTTACTTGATGAGTACACAACTGAACCCGGAAGTTTTGCTGCGAAAAAAACTATGAGAAATATACGATCAGGTGAAAATAGGCATTTCTTTGACGCATCACCTTCTATGGGCGATCATATTATTTATAATGAAAATTACAAATCACAAAGTTATTCTCCCTATCGGTTAAGTGATGAATTTGAAAACGCATTAAACAATGGTGCTACAAAATTTACAACGAGCGAAGGAGAAACAATAGATTTATCAGATGCGTTACAAACTGAGTTTGAAAAAATAGCCAATGATGATTATTTACAAACCCCATTATATAAATGGCATGACCCGGAATCTGACTATTATATTGTTGGAAGGGAAGGAGATGGGTTTTGGATTACACAAGGTAATCATTTGTGGGCTTCTCGTTTAGAGTCAACACTACAGGGGCCAAACAATTTTGATACTTATGATGAAGCGGTCATTCAGGCTACACAAACCGCAGATGATAGAGGTTTAATTAATCCTAGTGCAGTAAAGTTAGACGGGGAAACAGATCCTAGTGGTGTTCCTTTTGATGCTCCGAGCGAATTTAAAGATTATTTACCAACAGAGGGTGGGGAAAACTACCGAGAGTTTTTATTAGTAAATAACAATTTTAAAGGTGATGATGATTTTGTAAATCTCAATGTCGAAATAAATTCAAAAATGCAAAGAATGTTAGCATTGGACGAGCAAGCAGCTAAAGCAAGTTTACCAAATATAAATCCTATAGATCGTGGTCCTACGTCACAAGCCGATAACATAGTTCTTCAAGAATTTAGTGCGTTACAAGCAGAACGTAAAAAAGTATTTAATGAATTACAACCGTTGCTCAGACAACGAGAAAAAATGCTTGGTGCTGAAAAAGATAAATACCCGGTAGAAAAAGCAAAACAAATGGAAAGTTTCAACAAGTCGCATTTTAAAGAAGATAATGTTATTGCTAATATATTGATTGATGATCGTAAAACATTAGACGGTAAAAAGGTTTTATACATTCATGAATTGCAGTCTGATTGGGGACAAAAAGGTGGGGGTCGGCAAAATACGTTACAACATAGAGCAGGGTTTGCAACAAAAGAAAATCTTTCTTTAAAAGAAATGGGTAATAAAAAATCAGGAAGAGCAGCCGACGATTTCTTCATTGAGTATAAACGTATAACCGGGTTTCCGATTGAAGATTACCCGGAGTTTCAAGAGATGCTTTTAAACGATTCCCGTACTCGTAGAAAAATTACTTTTCCTTCAAAAGTTTGGATGAGTGCTACTGATGCTGAACGTGCAAATCTTGACCCCAGAGATCATTTTATTCCAAGAGGAAATACTTATGATATTGATTATCAAGGTCTTGGCGATACAGACGATGTTATTCCAGAGGGTCGATTATTAAGACAATCACCAGAAGGATTAGCAACAAACCCGTTCCCCGGTCAAAAATTAACAAAATTCTTTAGAGATTACATAGATGGTATTGCTGAAAAGGACATGACCATTATTCCAAAAGGTCCTCTTGTAGAAAATACAGATCAATGGACTCAAATGTCTATGAGAAGAATAATCCGTTACGCCACAGAAAATGGCTATGATTATGTTGCTTGGACTCCGGGGGATGTTGTTAGCAAAAGATGGAACAAGCCGGGGTTAGGAGAATATTACAATAAAGTCATTCCTAAAAACTCAAAGGAAGTTCTCAAGAAGCTCGACAAAAAAGCCAAGGTTGAGGTGATAGAGTTACCTATGATTGATAGAAACAGTTGGCCTGAAAGAGATGGTGAGCAAAAAACACTTGCTATTCCTATTACAGATGCGATCCGATCTTCCGCACCAAAAGGTCAACCTCTCTTTACTCCAATAGCTGCAACAGCCGTAGGTGGTGGTTTAGCTGCACAGTCAATGAATCAGGAGCAACAGTAATGGTAAATGTTTCTAAGTTAGTTGAAGCCGGGGCTAAAAAAATTGGGGGTTTTGGTGAGGAAACTTCTGCCAAGGTTTTTGGTAAAACGGCTCCTGATGATACAATTACAAAAATGGGTGATGGTGATATTCTTGTTAAATCCATGCCAGAAGAAGAAGTTGTCGAACTTAATAAAATTATAGCAGATACGGGTGTCTTAGGTAATACAGGTTATCAAGGTCCCCCTTTAGATTTTGGTTTAAACTTTGCTCGTATTGGCGAAATCTTTGATAGGGCTGAATTGCTTGCTGATGACTCTGCCCGTCTTGTTGGTAATCTTATGGAAGATATAAAGGTTCAAAACAAAGCCTTATTCAAAGAAATGAAAAGAGACAAACAAACCATTGAGGATTTATTAAAACTTGCTGAAAGAGCCGGTGTTGACGCTAAAATGTATAAATTTTTGCAAATGAAACCCGGTGAAATGCGACCACCCGAAGATGTTGTGGGCGGTATTATTGCTATTATCCGATTGACCAAAGAATTAGATCACGGTGTTCAACTTGCCCTTCAAGCAACAGGACCAGAAAAAGCAGCCCTTATGCAAAAAATAGCAAGAGTAGGAGCAATTCAAACAAACCTTTCTGCAAAAGTATCAGCAGTCGTCAGTGAGTATGGTCGTGGATTAGCTGTTGTTCGTAACGTACAGAAACTAGAAGGATTAAATCTTAAAGACTATTCTGAGCAATTAAGCGATTTTTTAAAAGTGTGGGACGAAACAAGTATTGATTTTAATACTATGGACGAAAGCGAAATGAACTTAAAATTAAGACAATATAATAGTCTTTCTAACCCGTCTAAAGCAAAATATATTGAAAAAGGACCGTGGGCTAAAAGTTACGATGCAGCAATGGAAATATACATCAACGCCCTTTTAACGAGTCCTGTTACGCATTTTGTAAATATAGGCGGTAATCTTGCGTTTCAAACACAAAGACTTGTTGAACGTGGTGTTGCCGGGTTTATTGGTGAAATTAGAACAAGTCGATTAATGCCATCTCGTTTTCGGGGTCAAGATACAGACCGAGTTTATATGGGTGAAATGGCTGCCGAAACACACGCAATGATTATGAGTTTAAAAGATGCTTTTACGCTTATGGGTCGAACTTTAATTACGGGGGAGTCAGGGGACTTTGCTTCTAAAATTGATTTAAGAAATTTAAGGTCTATCGGTAAAGAAGATAACATTGGCAAAATTATGGAAAATGCCGGTAAAGGTGATTTTACAGGAATGTTCTACGATGTGTTAGGTGTAGCAACCCGTATGCCCGGTAGGTTTTTAGCGTCAGAAGATGAATTTTTTAAAGTTATATCAAGACGAAGAGTGCAGTACAGAGAAGCGTCAAAACGTAGTTCCATAGATTATCGTCTTGCAATTAAAGCAGGGAAAACAAAAGAGGAAGCAAGCAACACATTTAGTCAAACCTATGCAGATGTAATGACGAATCCTTCAAGTGATGTTCTTGACATGATGGAATTAGAAGCAAAGGAAATGACGTTTCAATCTGATCTTGAAGGTATTGCAGCAAAAATTGGTGGTGTGGCTAATCTTCCCGGTGTTAAAGTTGTTGTGCCATTTTATAAAACCCCGGCAAATATTGTGCAGAACGTGTGGGATAGATCGTTTAATCTTTACCCAGTAGCCAAAGCCATAAAAAAAGGTATTGGTCCAAAAGGGTCCGGGGGTCGAGAATTTGATGACGCTATGAGCAAACTGGCTACGGGTTGGGGTGTTATGTCTGCAATGGTGTACTTTGCGTCAGGTCTATATGGAGATGATATTATTGTTACCGGCACAGGACCCTCGGATCGAAAAGCCCGTAAACTTATGGCAGATAAAGGAATACAGCCCTACTCTATTGGAATTAAAAATGATGATGGAACGTATCAAACATTTACATTTAGCCGTATGGACCCATTATCAGGGCTTCTCGCAATGGCAGCCGATATGGCGTACTATATGAGAGACAGTGATTTATCTGAAGACCCTAAATTTATTGACGCTATGATGTCAGCAGCAACATTATCGGCTGCACAATATTCAACTAATATGCCTTTTCTTCAAGGCGTTTCAGAATTGATGACAGCCTTGGGTAATCCTTATGATGATAAAGAAGGTATTATTGAACGCCTGCAACTTTTTGCCGGAAAGAAAGTTGGTGATCTTGGCACCGCAATATCGGGTTCGGTTCAAGGTCGAATGACTTTTAATACAGTTGGTTTAGCTGCTTATTTTTCTGAACATGTAGACATCCCTGTTATTGGTGCAACTTCTTTTTCAGGAGCAATGGAACGCTATTTAAACCCAACAGCGTCGAACACTATGCTTCCTGATGAATACATATTTGGGACACACTCAACAGAACTGCACCCGTTTCTTCAAGGCTTTTATAAAGCAGTCCAAGAAGCAAAAGCTCGGAATCCATCTTTCTCAGATCAATTACCCCCTTCCCTAGATTTCTGGGGAAATGAACGACAAACAAGCAAAGGAACTTTTGAGGAATTTTTTAATCCTATTCGTACAACGCATGACGCTGAACTTACCCCTCTTGACCAAGAACTTATACGTCTCTCTGAAGTTGATGCCGGGACGTTTTCTATGCACAAGAAATCTATAGAAGGTGTCAAACTTTCGGGTCAAGATTATAACGATTATATTTATCTTATAAATAATTACGATGAGGAAGGTCGCTTGCCGGGGGATAGAGGGTATAACCCAGAAGAAACGTTACTAAATACACTTAATTCATACATGGACCCAACAACGGATAACGGAGCTTTTTATTTTGGAGCAAGTCGAGATAAGGATAAAAACGCTTTTGATGATGAATCACGTTACAACTTATTAAGTGCAGAAGTTACACAACGCAGATCGTATGCCCGTAAGTTTATGAGGGAGAATGTAGGTAGAATTAGAGAAGTGGTCGAAGAGAAGGAGTTACTTAAAAGTGGATATTAATAATGCTTTATGCTATGTTCAAAACCTAGAAGTGAGGAATAGACTATGACTGATATTAATGCTGTAGCTCGACGAGTACAATATACCGGGAATAACCCGGCTGA